ATGGAGAATAACAAAATAAAAGATAAGATAGATGAGCTTGTTGAAAGTCTTAACCGCGCGTCAAAAGCTTACTACAACGGCGCAGATGAAATAATGCCAAACTACGAGTGGGATGCAATGTTTGATGAGCTTACACAGCTTGAAAAAGAGACAGGATATATCCGCCATGACAGTCCGACACAGAATGCAGGCTATGAGGCAGAGGCTGGAAATCGTGAGCCGCATGAGTATCCGGCACTTTCACTTGCCAAGACAAAGAGCATTGAGGAGCTTAAGAAATGGGCAGGTGATATGCCAATCTGGCTTTCATGGAAGCTTGACGGACTGACACTCGTGCTCACATATGACGGTGGCAGGCTTGTGAAAATACTGACGAGAGGAAATGGAACTGTAGGAAGTAACATCACCTTTTTGCAGGATGCCATAAGCGGCTTCCCAAAGGAGATACCATACAAGGGACATATGGTTGTAAGAGGGGAAGCGACAATTTCCTACACGGATTTTAAGCTGTTAAATGATACAATCGAGGACGATGATGAGAAATATGCCAATCCAAGGAACCTTGCATCCGGTACATTAAATCTCGATGATGTGGAAGAGGTGAAGCGCAGACATGTAGTGTTTTATGCGTTTACACTCGTGCATATAGATGATGATATCATATCATGGGGGGATAGAATGAGCTATCTTAGTGATATGAAATTCAATGTTGTCAAAAGGGAGGCAACAGATGCGGCAGGCCTTGATGAGGCTGTAAAACGCTGGACAAGGGATGTCGAGAGTGGCAGGATGGATGTGCCTGTGGACGGACTTGTCATATGCTATGATGACACTGCCTACGCTGCAGGCGGAAGCGTCACAGGGCATCATGCTACGAGAGCAGGTTTTGCTTTCAAGTGGCAGGATGAGGCTGTAGATACGAGACTTCGTTATATTGAATGGTCGTGTGCGGTTTCGACAATATCGCCGGTGGCTGTTTTTGAGCCGGTGCAGATAGAGGGTACGACGGTTTCGAGAGCTTCGCTTTGCAATCTGACTGAGATAGAAAGGCTTGGAGTGGGAAAAGAGTGTACACTTTCCGTGATAAAAGCCAACAAGATTATTCCGAAATGCATAGCTGTAAAGGATGCGGTTGGAGCAGTTGAGATACCGAAGGAATGTCCGGTGTGTCATCATCCGACACGCATATTTGTGAGTAAAAACAGCGGTGTGAAGACGCTGCATTGCACAAACCCTGACTGTACAGCCAAGAATGTCAAAAAGTTTTCAAGATTTGTCAGCAAAAGCGGAATGGATATAGATGGACTTTCGGTACAGACAATGCTAAAATTTATAAATGAGGGATTTATAAAACAGTTCCCTGACATATACCATCTGCCAGAGCATTTTGATAAGATAAGCAGCATGGAAGGATTTGGCGAGAAGTCGTGCATGAATATGCAGACTGCCATCGAAAAAAGCAGACATGTCCATCCGGTTAATCTGATATTTGCACTCTGTATACCTCTTATAGGTACCGATGCAGGCAAGAAGATTGTCAACGCAATAGGTTTTGATGGCTTCGCGGACAGGATGAGAAATGCCACTGACTTTGTGGATATAGACGGCATAGGCCAGGAAAAGTCAGGCTCCATACTTGAATGGTATGCAAATCCCAAAAACAGTGCGATGTTTGAAGCACTGATTAAGGAGCTTGACATAGAAAAGGTCGATATAAAGGATATGTCTGAGGGAAGCTTAAACGGCAAGACCTTTGTTATCACAGGCGATTTGCATGATTTTGCCAACAGAAGCGAGTTTAAGGCCTATGTGGAGTCACAAGGCGGCAAGGTGACAGGAAGCGTGTCAAAAAAGACGGACTATCTGGTAAACAACGACACTGAATCTACTTCATCAAAAAATAAAAAAGCAAAAGAATTAGGAATACCTATCATCTCGGAGGATACATTTATAGAGATGTTTGGGCGTTAGAAAAGAGGTTATAAAATGCCTATAAAGACACAAAATGATTTACCTGTAAAGGAAATACTTGAGAGAGAAAATATATTTGTGATGGACGAAAACAGGGCATCACATCAGAACATCAGACAGCTGGAGATTGCGATTGTAAATCTCATGCCATTAAAGGAGGACACAGAGCTTCAGATACTGCGCTCGCTGTCAAATACCCCTATACAGGTTAATGTAACGTTTGTGACCACATCTACTCACGAGGCCACTCACACATCACTCAGTCATCTGAACAAATTTTACGAGACCTTTGACGATATAAAGGACAGGTACTTTGACGGCATGATAATCACAGGGGCACCGGTTGAGCTTATGGAATACGAGGAGGTAGACTACTGGGATGAGATATGCAGTATAATGGAGTGGAGCAAGACACATGCTTTCTCCACACTTCATCTGTGCTGGGGTGCACAGGCAGGATTGTATTATCACTACGGCATACCAAAGCGTGTGCTTCCAAAGAAGAAGTTTGGTGTGTATGCGCACCACGTAAAGAACAGAAAAGTCCCACTTGTCAGAGGCTTCGATGACGTGTTTTACGCACCACACTCAAGGCATACCGAGGTCTTAAAGGAGGATATATTAAAGCATCCTGAGCTTACCATACTTGCGGAGTCGGATGATGCCGGAGTATTCCTTCTGATGGATCAGGACGGTAAAAAGATTTTTGTGATGGGACATCCTGAGTATGACAGATATACTCTTCACAATGAGTACGAGAGGGATAAGAAAAAGGGACTTGATATAGATATGCCGGTGAACTACTATCCGGATAATGATGATACACAAAAACCGCTTTTACAGTGGCGGTCACACGGCAATATACTTTATTCCAACTGGCTTAACTACTATGTATATCAAGGAGTGCCATACGATTTCGTAAATAACGGCGTAATCCTAGGAAAATAAAGGGTTTGCGGAGTTTTCGTAAAATCGTAAAAAATATAAAATTCTATGTATTTTAATGTATTTTAATATGAAAAGTGTGTAGTAACTGTGTAGTAACCACCCCAAAAAGTGTGTAGTAAAAATTGTATATAGAAAAGCCATTATATGACACAAATATGAGAAGAACATGGAAATGCTCTTCTCTTTTTTTATGCCACAATTTAGGCATAAGGAGATGATGTTGTGTTTGACGATGATGTGAGAGAAAAAATATTTGCTAAAAGTGAGTTACAAAAAATCGACCTAATGACATTATCCCTTGTCATTAAAGCAATCGAAGAGGTCTTGGAGGAAAGAGAAAATGAACATGCCGTATCAGCAACCAATGATGAATTATACACCTAATTATGGAGCGTATCAGTACAACCCAATGGCGAGCTATCAGAGATACCAACAGCCCGAACCAACGCAAGGCATAAGTGGCAGAGTAGTACAGGCAGTTGAGACTATTAATCCCAACGAGGTGCCGATGGATGGCAGTGTGGCATTTTTCCCAAAACAGGATTTAACAGAGATATACGCTAAGAGTTGGAATGCTGACGGAACAATACGCACATTGACTTTTAAGCCGGTTTTGAATGGTAAGACAGACATTTTATCGGGTGACACGGAAAAACTTGAATTTGACCTATCAGAGAAAGCCACAGAGGGTATTATGGCAAAGCTCAACGAACTATCAGAGAAAATTGAGCAATTATCTTTAGGGGCGCAAAGAAAAACTTCGCGAGCACAAAACAAGGAGAGTGAAAAAGCATGAATGTAATGGGAATAATGCAACAGATAATGAGCAATAATCGTGTAATGGGAAATCCAATGATTAAGAATGCAATGAGCATGGCTCAAAGCGGAAACAGCAAGGGAATTGAACAAATGGCGAGAAACCTATGCAAAGAAAAGGGCATTAATCCTGACGATGTAATGAAGCAGATTAGAGGTAATTTTGGGATATAGCATATGAGAGAACGTGCGCACGGCTCTTTATGAAATAAATTTTGGAGGTAAAACAGATGTTCAACACAGGAAATTGTCCAAGCGTACCTATTGTGGCGAATTTGGACGGAAACAACGGAAATAACTGGAATGACGGCTCTTGGCTTTGGTTCCTTATCGTAGTATTTGCGATATTTGGGGGCTGGGGTAACGGCTTTGGTGGTTTCGGTGGCACTAATGGCGGTGTCGGCAGTGAAATTCAGAGAGGCTTTGACAATCAGGCAGTTGTCAGCAAGTTAGATGGCATTTCCAACGGACTTTGTGACGGCTTTTATGCTATGAACAACAGTATGCTCACAGGCTTTAACGGCATAAACACAAACATCATGCAGACCGGCTATGGCATACAACAGGCAGTAAACGCTGACACAGTTGCTAATATGCAGAATACCAACGCTTTACAGTCACAGCTTGCTAACTGCTGCTGTGAGACGAGAGAAGCCATCCAAGGAATTAATTACAACTTAGCAACTAACACTTGTGCTTTACAAAACACAATGAATAGCAACACAAGAGACATCATTGATAGTCAGCAGGCAGGAACGAGGGCTATTCTTGATTACTTATGTACAAAGGAAAATGCGGATTTGAGAGATAAGGTGCAGAAACTTGAACTTTCTGCTTCACAGGATAGACAAAATGCACTTCTGACTACTGCAATGACAGCACAGACACAGCAGATTGTCAACTCTGTAAATCCTACGGCTATTCCAGCTTATGTTGTGCCTAACCCAAATGCTTATGCATATGGCTGTGGTTGCAATACCGGCTGTGGTTGCTAAAACTGAATAATTGAGTATCTTAATTGAGTTAACTCAATCTAAACCGATTAAAAATCGTTTTTAGTCGAGGCTTAGTCTAAGTTTAGTCAAGAGTTAGTCGAGATTATGTCTGCTAAGCAGTATTACTTGATGTTACCGACACAAATGTCGGGAAGATAAAGGGCAGACTATAATGTTTGCCCTTTTGCACATTGAAAACCGAATATTAGTTGATGATTTGTAGATTTGATTTTTCTAAAAAACTTGAATTTTGGGGTTGACTTTTTGTGCGTACTATTATATATTAAATGTGCGGACAGAAAGTGAGGTGTTTAAAATGTCTCCACGCACAGGCAGACCTAAATCTGAAAATCCAATGAATGATAGGATTTATGTAAGAGTAACAAAACAAGAGAAAAAAGAAATTATGGACTTTTCTTCTGAAAGTGGTTATTCAATACTAGAACTAATCAGAATTGGCATTGAAAAGATAAGAAGTCAAAAAAAATAAAGTGTTGCACCGCTACCAACGAACACAACACTTTAAAAGCACCAATCCGAAAGAGATTGATAAATCTATTCTATCAGTTTCTTTCGGAAAATCAAGTATTTTTTGAAAGGATAAGATATTATGGAATTAGAACGCAAGAGTATTGATGAAATGACAAAGGCAGAGCTTAAAAGGGAGCTAGATGGCCTTAGATGTGAGTATGACACATTAAAAGTCAAGGATGACATTATCAAGATATTAGACCGTATGCCAACGAGCATTGAGCTAGAGGAAATAAGGAAGTATGCCGAAAAGGTGTATCAGAAGTCTATAGATAAACATTGGTATTTTCTGAATGGAGTACACGACAACATCTGCAATATGGTAGACAATCTATTGGAAACAGGAGATTATAGCACACTAAACTATCTGAACTGTTTTGTATATGGTAAGTTATTAGACGAAAATCCGACCGCAACGGAGGGAGTAAAGACAATGACAGGCGATATGGAGAAACTGTTGCTGAAACACTTAATGGCAGAGAGAGGCGGTGTGGCATAATGAATGCGATTAACAATGTAATAGATATGAGAACACCTATTGAAGTTGCACTTAACATTGATAGCGAGGGTATGACAACAGCTAGAAAGTTGTATGACTTTTTAGGGCTGGCACAAGGGCAGTTTTCAAGGTGGGCAAAAACTAATATTACAGATAATGAGTTTGCTACAGAAAATGAGGATTATTGGGGGTTCGACATTGATGTCGAGGGTAACAAAGCGGTAGATTACAAGCTCACTGCTCATTTTGCCAAGAAGTTATCTGTTAAAGGTAATTCAGAGAAAGCGGAACAGGCAAGGGAATATTTTACAACTGTAGAGGAAAGAGTAAAGCAAAAAGCTATTGATATATCCCAATTGTCACCCGAGCTTAAAATGTTCAACACAATCTTTCAGTCAGTAGCACAGCAACAACTTGAACAGAAACGACAGGCGGAGCAGATAAATAAAGTTGAGCAGACTGTTGACAATATGAAAGAGATATTTACACAGCCTATCGGAGATTGGAAAGCTGAAATCAATGCAAGGGTGCGTGAAATTTCAATCAAGAGCAAAATTGACTATCAGATACTTTACAATCAACTCTACGGAGAATTGGAAACCACTGCACATTGTAGCTTAAAGAGATTGCAGGACAATAAGAAAAAGCGCATGGAGAAAGCGGGCAATACCAAAACAGCAATTAAGAATGAGACAACAAAAATTGCTATTATCTTTGAAAAACCACAACTTAAAGCTATTTTTGAAAATATCGTCAAGAAATATGCTATGAGTTATTGTGCATAATCAAATTTAGAAACCATCAACTAATATCGGTTGGTGGTTTTTTATTTTATGAAAGAGAGGTAATAAAAATGGCTGAATTTTCAAGCATTGCAACACAGACAGTTGCAGTAAATGGGAATGTATTATTTACAGATGCGCCAACATCTGTATGCAATAAAGGATATATTTCACACAGAACAGGAAGCGGATTAATTAACCTTAAAGGCGCTACCAACACTTGCAAAGCAAAATACAGAGTAGAATTTAACGGAAATGTTGCAGTTCCTACGGGCGGAACCGCAGAAGCAATTTCATTAGCTATTGCTGTCGAGGGTGAGCCAGACTTATCTACACTGGCAATCTCTACACCAACAGCAGTTGAAGCATTTAACAATGTGTCTATGGCAACAGATGTATGGCTTCCTTGCGGATGCTGTCAGGCTGTTTCTGTCAAGAATACATCTGCACAGGCTATCAGTGTTGCAAATGCTAGCATCACAGTAAATCGAATTGGTTAGGGGGTGAGAGTATGCACATTGAAAGAATGCACAAAATGCAAGAGTGTCTTACAGAGAAAGCTGTCAGCGAGTTTGAAAAGGGCATTGAAAATGTTGACACTTCTGAAATGGGTGAGGTCGTGGATATGATAAAAGACCTTGCAGAAGCTGAGTATCATTCAATAATTTCCAAAGCTATGAAAAAGGCTGATGAAGAGGAAGAAGAGTACGACAAAGAACTCCTAAGAAGTCTTAAGGCAGAATATGGCGAAGAAAGTGGCAGAAGATATTACGACCAATATCGCTATGCAAATGGCAGATTTGCCCCAAAAGGCCACGGAATACGCAGAGGATATGAAGAACCACCATATTATCACATGCCGGTAAACTACAACGACATGGAGTATATGCGTGACATGGATAAGAGCAGAGGCAAGATGTACTACTCTGAACCGATTGCACCACATGTGAGTGAAAGCAATTATGACAGAGCGAAGAGACATTACACCGAGACAAAAGAAATGCACAAAGGAGCTTCTACAGAGGACAAAGAGCATAAAATGAAAGCCCTCGACATGTATATCCGTGAATTGAGCGGAGATATATCGGAGCTTTTAAATGACATGACACCCGATGAACGCAACCTTTTGCGCACCAAAATGAGCAATCTTGCGTCAAAACTGTAATTATTAAGGCTATGGGTAGTAATGCTCATAGCCGTTTTTAGAGGGTATAAGCATGGATATAAGAGTTAATGATACATTGTGGCACATACAATTCAAAAAGCCCACATCAAGCGAATTAAGGCGGTCTGACGGCACAATAAGCCTAGGAGTGACCGACAATACAACTAAGACAGTAACGATAGCTGATAATGCGTCTGATTACATGACCGACAAGATACTATGTCACGAGTTGGTGCATGTGTACTCATTCTCATACGGCTGTGACATTGACATAGAAACAGAAGAAATAATCGCAGACTTTATGAGCTTGTACGGACGGAATATTGTATACACGGCTGACAAAATATTTAATTTATTGGAGCAGAAATATGGATAGAATAGACAGACTATTAGAATACATACATCGGACTAATCCGGAAATGACACGACAGAAATTGATTGAAGAACTAGGAGAGAGTGACTACAGCGCCAAGAGCATTTATTTTTTGGCAATTCAAAATTCAAAGCCCCAAAAATTTTAGGATTCGAGAAGTGCCCCCCTACATTTGACTTTTTCGATTTCAAAAATCCGTTTGCAAAATTTTACAAAAACTTGTCGAGAACTTGTAAAGAACTCGCACCGCGCTTTAATTGAGTGAAGCTTTCTGAAAATTCAAACATTTTACGTGAGTTGGTGTGCCCGGCTCGTAACATGTCACATCCGGCACGGCTTGACGGCTTGCAATGCTATAATTATATTTTTAGGCATTGTAAACGGCTTGTTTTACGGCTTATTATAGCGCACTTGATAAAATCCATGCTAGCACGTTTTAAAGCCCTTAAATCGTCAAATACACGGCTTTAAATGTATATATCATAAAATCATAGAATATTTTTGTTTATTTGTCAATGTACACATACTCCGGATACGTAGCCGGACAACTTGCGACAGCTCCAACGGCTGCACGCTTGATTTTTGACACAACAAAAAGGGATATAAAATATCCCTAATAGTAACGCGTGATATATTTTCCGGCCACGTAGTCGCAAAAAAGCGCGGCCGGGTGAACGTGTGCATGTTTTTCGACAACTTGCAACCATTCACCGCTCCTTTGAACTGTGATTTTTAGTTCGTGTGATTCCATCCATTCTATACAATCGTACTTGATATAATCAAAGTCACTTATTTTCGGCACTTCATAGCCTAGCGCCTGAACGCGCTTATATATTTCCTTTTTCCCTAAATACTCATAATTAGACATAATACGCCCCCCTATCTATAACAAGCCTTAATTATTGGGCTTATATAGTTTTTGTGGTTTAGGTAGTTAGTAAAAGCCGCCCGGCGGTATTCCTTGCCACTAATAAGTGCAGTAACATCGTCACACGCGCCCCGATCCGCGACAGCTCTAAAAATATCCGTTATCGCTTTGCGTGTCTTTCGCTCGCTTGCTTGATATTCCGGCGCGCTTTGATATTTGCCGTTGTAGCGCGCTCTAATTTCCATTTCTACAGCGTCAAGACTGTTTAACTCGTTGCTCATCCGTCAACCCTCTTTTCTGTTCGTGCATGGTTTATAGTTGCTTTTTGACCTTTTCGCGGTCTGTCGTGCGTTAATCTGTTTTTATTAGGTGTAAAATAACGCAAATCACCTATAAAGGGCGCACAATTATTTTTTCAGGCGTTGCACCTCTTGAGCCTAATGCAAATATAAAGGCATTTGCAAAACCTATTGGCGCGATTATTTACCGGACGCGCGGACGGAGTGCAATATATACAGCCGTAAGCTGTATAAAAGCACCTATAAATAAAATAATTAAATTAATAATATAAGGTCTTAAAAGCCTTATAATAAAGCTAATAGCCGGAATCGAACCGGCTAAAACCCACAGCAAGCAAAAAAAGGCGGATTTACTCCGCCTTAAATGCTTTTATTCTTCCAGTAAATCTTCACACAAAAACACAAAACCTTTAAGAGTTCCC